CTTACAACGAAATCGCGCATGAGCGACGTCGACGGACCGAACACGAAGTGGGTCGGCTCCTTCGATATCCCATCGTTGGCGTTGAACGCTAACCCCGTCACTACGACCTGATTGTCTGCCGCGCCCCGCGTGGCCGACGCCTCACTTGTCGGAGATCCATCATCAGCGCGAAACACTATCTTGTGACCCGATCCCGACCAGTCGAGATTATGATCGACAGTGAACGTGGAGCCTGCCTGCCCTATGACGTATCCGGAGTCCGCCCATCGAACGCACGCCGTCGAGACGCCGATCCGGTCCCCGAGATTGATGTTCAGACCTTCCAATTCCGTGTCGAAGCTGATCGTCGTGCGTTGGTTCAGCCGCTTGGTCCATTGCAGCCGCGCGTACTGGAATGCGTGCGTGCGATTTGTACAACCGAACAACGATATACGTTGGGGCGTCAGCGCCGTTAGTGGATACGTCACATAGCGTGGATCGAAGTTGTAGGGTTCGTGCCACTCGACCTCGATGCCATCGGTCGTTTCTTCAACGTCGAACTGGTAAGAAACGCTGACCGAATCCGCTATTATGTTCTGATCCGAAAACACGGCAGAGCGAACAGGCTTAATGCCGTCCTCTGCGATTGACATGATGGGTCCGACCGGGAGCGGGTCTGCCGAATACGCAGTCGTGACGTGTTCGAGAGCGGTCCAGATGGACATTTTGGATTGAAACAGGCCGTTGAACGGATAGTTAGCCCATTTGGTTCTTAGCTGCGCCATTTTAGCGGCATCGATTTCCGATAGCGGTCTACGCGCGCCATAGGTAGCGTTAGTGTAAATGTCTATGAATGCGTCGATCGGCGACGTTGTGCGTTGTGGAGCGCCAACGCCGAGGACTGGAAGCAGCCGACTCACTCGCGCTTTGATGCGCGTTGACGCCTGCTCGCCAAGCCCTTTCGAAGCCCTGACGCGCACTGCGATCAACGTCTGATCACCGTAGACCTTGCCGGTCTTGTAATCGCCTATCAGCTTCAGACCGGACCACGTTACGCGCCCAGGCCCGGTTTCCCATTGGCCATTCAAACGCACGGCGCGGACGGCCCACCGCGCCGACTTCCCGCAGTTAACCCATACGGTCTTACGAAACGGACTGCGTTTTATGTCGAGCCCCCCCTGCAACGACGGATGATTTATGCGATGCGTCACGTTGACGATCGCCCCCACTTGATTGTTGTTGTCGTCGATCTCGTAATATTGCAGCGCCATATCGACATAAAAACCATACAGCTTGTTGTCGACCCCCATATAGTAGCAGCCTTCAGACATCGTGAAATCGAACTGAAGAATTGACCCCTTCACGCCGGGTTTGGACGAATTGAACCATCCAACCGTTTGCACGCCGTCGTCGAACGTCTGGTTAGTGACCTCCGGCGAGGTGATTACGTTCTCGTACCAACCCGTCCCCATATAAGGCCCGAACGCGCCCATCCTCCCGCCGTGTTCTGCGGGTCGCAGCGCCTTCCATTTTAGGATTTCGAAATCTTTATTCAGCGCCGCGCTGTCGGTATCCGCCGCGAAAACATCATGCACGTCGTAATCGCCATGCCCGACACACAGAAGCATGTCGAGATACTGAATGCCGAGACAATCCTCCCGCGCGATAGCAATATCTGGCTGCGTCACAGGGTACCAATACTTGTAATCAATCCACGTGTAAGGCTGCGCCACGTAATCCGGAACGGTGATTACGTCGCCGTATATCACCGGGATCGGCTCTGCCAGCTTGGCCGCGTTCTGCGCCGACTGTACCGAATAGAGCGTGTCGGCAGTGTCTTTTTCTTCCGCCTGCGTTTTCTTCTTTGGCGCGAACAACTTAGCGACGAGCGCCAATCCTATAGAGATGAGAACCTTGATAAAGACGCTCGCCAGGAATTCCAGACCGGCAGGCATCAGCGCGAATACAACGATGTCCCCGTCCTGTATAACGTAGTCGAGATCATCCAGGTTCTTCTCTTTGTCATTGACAAAGAAACGGATCGGCATGCCGAACCCGTGCGGGTGATGCTTCTGCAACCAATCGATCGCAACCGTCCCGCATGGAACGTCAAAGGTTTCGCGTTCAGTTATAGCTAGCGGGTTTCTCAGGATAACTATTTTCGCCATCTGAGCACCCGAATGTTCGACTTGGCGCGCGGCAGAAGAAAGCGCGGGAAATCTTCAAACACGACGCCGACGCCCTCGGCGGAATGCAAAACACCGCCACACACGAAAACGCCGACGTGGTGCGGCTTACCAAACCGGCTGACGACGATAACATCGTAATCAACAGGCTCCGGGACTTCCTCGAACATGTCGCGCGCTTCGTCGGAGTCGACATGACGACAAAGCGCGTCGACGCCGCTCGCAACGCTCGGCCCATCCCGCCGCCAATCCGGCAACGAAATCCCCAGTTGGGTCTTATAAACGTCAGACACCAATCCATAACAGTCGAGCGCCGCCCGCGTTCGACCGCTGAAGCTGTAGGGGATGCCTATATATTCGTTTACCCATTCCATTAGCGGTTTAGCCCCGGATAGTTCGTGACCGTGTATAGCTGATGCGGAAACGACATGTTTAGGATGTCTGCTCTCCTCGCCTGAATGGATATGGAGCTTTTGCTGACCACAACGTCGGATATCCTCATCTCGATCGGCGGACTGTTCTGCGGCATAGTTCCCGGTTGATCGAGGTAGATCCGGTAGGTCATAACGATGGGGTTGGCCGTGAACGCAGAAGCAGCTTCAAGAGGGTCGATCATATCGCGCCCGGCGTTGGAAAGCACAATCGTGAAATCCTGATTCCCCTTAGCGTCTGCCGTAGGCAGTTCGACCCTGAACCCGACCGATTGAAACTTGGTCAGCCTTCCGTCTTCAAGCAGGAACGACCAATCGCCGGGATCGTTCACGAGATAATAGGTGCTCGCGAACGCAGAATGCGCGAAGGATAGCGTCTCTATGTACCGCTTATCCGTCGGCGCACTCGCGTAGATTTCTTTCAGCGCGGCTGAGATCGTCATATCTTCCCCGTCACCCAAAACGCCGCGACAACAGCCGAAAAGAAGAACATCGGCTTAGCCAGGAACCCGAACGTAAAACCGATCCACCAAACAACACGCATGGTCACACCCTCGACAGCCGATAAGCATTCTGCATGGCTGTAGATATTGCGCCGCCGCCCCGCGCGATATCTGCCATGATTTCCTGCTTCGTAATTTCGATGATAGTGCGGTTGTCTTGCTGCCTGGCCGTCACATCAGCCCCGGCGTAGTTATTAATCTGGATTTGTGGCGATTGAGCCTCGATGCCGAGCTTCCCGTTCCGACGCGTCAGCGGCACAATCGCTTCCGGCCCAGCCTCACCCATCAAGCCGATGCCAGACCGCATGGGAAACAGCGTGGGTGAATTCACGATGCCGCCTGTGGCGAACGCTTTTAACGGCGCGCCGTTCAGGAACACATTTCCGTTCGCGCTGCCAAACAATCCGCCGAATATGCCGCCAAGAAATCCGCCGCCGCCGATCCCGCCGAACATGTCCATCAATCCCTTGGCAAGCTGTTTCCAGGCGCTGGACAACAGAATGCGCGCGATCTGCTTCAATGCTTCTGACGCGAAGTCGGCCCACTTCATCTTACCAGACACGATCCCATCGATGAGCGTATCGGCGAATTTGTCGCCTAGGTTTATGACAGCATCGCGGATCTTCGCGATCGATCCCATGATGCCATCTTCCTTGGCGGTGGCCGACCACCACTTTTCGCGGACCTTCTCAGCCGCCTGCGCAAACTGCTCTGCTGATATGACTCCCTCATCGAGGCCTTTTTTAAGTGAGGCCATCGAACGCTCGAAATCTGCCGTCGGGTTCTGCACGCCGAAAGCTTCAAGAAATTTCTGCTTGAGATTAGTAAGAGCCTGCTGCGCCTGTTCCGTGCTGATTTCGAATTTAGTGCCCTTAAGCTTTTCGACCAACACCTGGAATTGCCGCACGCCTTCCTTGTACTTCTCGAACGGGTCGTCACCAACGATAAACTTCTGCGCCTGTTTATAAAGGCGTTCGAGTTTATCCGTCGCATCCCCGGCAGCCTTGCCAGCCCCGCCTGCACCCTTCTCAGCGCCACGGAATGCGTCGAGCATCCCTTTTGACGCGGTTTGAGACGCGGGAGCAAAGCGTTCGATGTTCTGTTTGACTTGCTGCGTCGGCGTGGCGACACGCTGAATGGCGTCCCTGATTTCGTTAAACTTGTTTACGGGGTCCGTGACTTTAAAATTGAACGCATCGGAAAGAGCTTGCTTGGAT